GAAAAGGCCCGAGCCCCATCCATCATTTTGTCGCCACCAGCCCGAACCAGCCCGAACCAGCGTCAACTGGCCACGATCGGCCGAGACTGGAAACGATGGTGCCTGACCATGCCGGCTCACTAGCTGGACTTGTGGGGGACATGGCTAAGAAGGTGCTGCAGATAGACCTGATGCCTTGGCAACTACATGCTCTTGAAGGAATGCTGGCGGTTGACGCCGATCAGAAGTTTGTGCATCGCTCGAGCCTTGTTTCGGTTGCGCGTCAGAACGGCAAGACAACAATCATCCAAGCGCTGATCTTGTTTTGGCTTGTGGAGATGCCAAAGATACGTGGACAAAAACAAACCGTGGTATCTGGGGCACACAGACTTGACCTCGCCTGCCTTTTGTTCGACGATTTGAGCCCAATCTTGGAAGAGTATTACGGCGCCAAAATCGTCAAATCTTACGGCCGTTATCAAGCGACGATGCCAGACGGCAGCAAGTGGTGGGTCAAAGCATTAAAGCCAAACCAAGGTCACGGTATGAGCATTGACTTAGTAATCGTTGACGAGTTGTTTGACGTCAACCCCGATTCGGTTGAGGGCGGTCTGTTGCCGGCACAGCGCGCACGAAAAAATCCCTTGGCCTGTTTCTTCAGTACAGCAGGCACCGAAGAATCAGTCTTGTTTCAGCGTTGGCGTGAGGCTGGCATTCGAGCCATTGACAAGGGTGAGCCGTCAACGATGTACATGGCCGAATGGTCGCCCGACCCGAGCCTTGACCCGCTGCATCCAGCGTCATGGGCGTGGGGTAATCCTGCACTCGGTTACACGTTGGACATGGACACGATTAGGCAAGAGTCAACTAACCCTGATCGCGCATCGTTCTTGCGCGCATCCCTAAACCTTTGGGTCAGCGTTGTGCGCGGTTGGATTGAGCCAGGGCGTTGGCCGTCATTGGAATACACAGGGGACATCCCTAGCGGTGGCGTCGTGGCGATCGAGTCATCGCTGGACGATTCCCGATACAGCGCGACCAGATGCGTCAACCTATCGGACGGTCGGGTGCTCGTCACCGTTGCGTTCATCGCCGAGTCAATTACAGAGCTGTGGGACAACGTGCAAGAACTAGCCAAAGACCCGACAATCAGGTTTGCCTTGTCGCCGACCGTGGACGCAACCTGCCCACCGAACATCGAGCGCCGCCGAGTCGTGGTTGGTTATGCAGAACTTGGACGGTTCACACCGCTTGCCAAAAACATGATTGCCGAAGCACGACTGCTACACACGGGAGAAAAACTGTTAGCCGAACATGTCCAGCGCGCCGTTGCTGTTCGCACCGACAACACGATCGTGCTCTCAAGCAAGCGATCACCTGGGCCTATCGAATTGGCGCGAACAATGGTCTGGGGAATTGGCATGTGTGCCCGTCCAGTCAACAGCGGAAAGCCCATGCTTGTCGCGGTAAATAACTAAGATAAACGCGGCGACCGCGCACCTTGCCTTTTGTCGGAATCGGATAAGTCATGCGCGGTTGCCACTTATATGACAAAGTAGGAACATGGCGATTTTTAACAAAACCAAAAAAGCAGCAATAAGCCCAGCGCCAAGCAAGGCTGCAGCTGCAGGCGGTTTTGCTCCTGGCTATTCGTCGTCCAATGTTGGCGTAAACATGATCGGCCAGTACTACACCTACCGCGAAGGCGAAGCACGTAACGCGGCGATCAGCGTCCCAACGATCAACCGTGCGCGCGATCTTATGGCGTCGGTAATCGGCTCAATGAATCTTCGCTCATACAACGAGTTTTGGAACGGCGAAGAAATGGAAAAAATTTACATCGCTCCACGTTCATGGTTGCGCCGACCAGACCCAACAGTTTCGTTCCAGTTCCTCATGAGCTGGACTCTTGATGACCTTATGATGTTTGGTCGCGCGTTTTGGTACATCACCTCACGCACCGCCGACGGCTACCCTGCCACGTTCACTCGACTGCCAGCAGGCTCAATTACTACTACCGACATGGCTGGCCCCGTGTGGTTTGCTCCATCGTCACAAGTGTATTTCCAAGGCGGCGAAATTGACCCAGCAAACCTCGTGCAATTCCTATCGCCAGCGCAAGGACTGATTTACTCGGCACCTGGTGCAATTGAAACCGCGCTCAAACTTGAAGCAGCGCGAAACCGCAACGCATCGTCAAGCATCCCTGCCGGCGTACTCAAACAAACTGGTGGCGAACCACTTAGCGCGCAAGAACTTGCTGATTTGGCTAGCGCGTTTAACGCCGCGCGAGCAACTAACCAGACTGCAGCGCTTAACGAGTATTTGACATACACGGAAACAAACAGCACACCAGACAAGATGCTGTTGATTGAAGCATCGCAATATCAGGCGCTTGAAATGTCGCGTCTTGCAAACGTGCCACCGTATTTGGTAGGCGTCGCTACTGGTGCTTACTCATACCAATCAAGCCAACAGGCGCGCGCCGATCTGTATTTGTTTGGCGTGAAATTGTATGCCGACGCAATTGCTGGTGCTTTGTCAATGGACAATGTGCTACCGCGCGGAACATACGTCGAGTTTGACGCCGATGAATACCTAGAAGAAAACTTTATGGCCGACCGCGCAGACGATGAAGTAATTGTTAGAGAAAACACACAAGAGGAGTTAGCACGATGATCAAACTAATTGCAGGAGAGTTCACGGTTGACGCCGCAATCGGCGAAGCACCAAAGCGCACGATCTCTGGAACCGCAGTTCCGTACAACGTGCCGGCAACGGTTTCGGATGGCACAGCTGTGATCTTCCGTCCAGGCTCATTGCCAGTCGAAGGCAAAGCACCGCGCCTGTTCATGTACCACGATGCCAGCCAGCCAGTTGGCGTTGTCACCGAGCGCGTGGACACCGAAGAAGGCATGATGTTTAGCGCCAAGATCAGCGCAACGACCCTTGGAAATGACGCTTTGGTTATGGCCTTAGACGGCACGATTGACCAAGTATCGGTTGGCGTAAACCCAACCAAATTCTCGTATGACGAAGAAGGCACAATGATCATTGAGTCAGCCGACTGGATGGAATTGTCCCTAGTTCCGATTGGCGCTTTTGGCGATGCCGCAAACATCACCAAAGTCGCAGCGAGTATCCACCAAGAGCCAGAAGAAGTAGTGTTAAATGAAGAAGTAACCCCAGTAGAGGAGAAACCAGAAATGTCAGAAGTAACCGCACCAGCAGTCGAGGCAACAATCCCTACTGCACCAATTTTCGCACAGGCTAAAAAAGAATTTGTATTGCCAACCGCAGGCGAGTTCATGGCCGCTTACCACATCGGTGGCGACACGTTCGCAAACATGAACAAAGCAGTTGCCGAATACAGCGCATCAAAGAAAACAGCATTGCAGGCAGCAGCTGGCGATGTGTTAACGACTGACACTTTGGGCCTCTTGCCCGTTCCGGTGCTCGGACCATTGGTGCAGGATCTGAACTTCATCAGGCCTACCGTGGAAGCACTTGGCGCACGCGCTTATCCAGATGGCGGTGCACAAAAAACCTTTATTCGTCCAACCATCACTACGCACACAAGCGTTGCATCACAGGCAAACGAACTTGGCGCAGTATCAGCAACCACAATGGTCATTGCCTCGAATTCGGTAACAAAAACTACGTTGGCAGGCCAAGTAACTTTGTCAGCACAAGACATGGATTTCACTTCACCAAGTGCAATGCAGTTGATCTTGAATGACTTGATGGGCGAATACATGATCGCATCGGACAACCTTGCAGCAGACAACCTGCTTGCCGCTGCAAACTCGTCAGGCGTATGGGACGGAACTCCAGAAGACTTCCTAAAATCCGTTTACGATGCAGCCAATGACGTGTCAAGCGGTCGTAACTGGATGCCAACACACATGTTCGTTTCCGTTGACGTATGGGCACAGCTCGGACAACTTGTTGACTCAAGCAAGCGTCCATTGTTCCCATTCATCGGAGCAGGCCTCACAGGTCAGAACGCACTTGGCAACGCATCTGCAACATCATGGAACGGCAACCCAATCGGATTGCAATTGGTAGTTGACAGCAACTTCGCTGCCAAGACCATGATCATCACCCGTGTCGGTCAAGGCCAAGGCGACGCATTCGAGTTCTACGAATCAATTCGTGGCCTCATGAGCGTTGAACAGCCGTCAGTTTTAGGTCGTCAATTCTCATTCCATGGATACGTCAGCACCTTTGCTGCAATCGGTGGCATGATTCGCAAGATCACCCAGGCTTAGTAGAAAGGCGGCTTAACCGCCATGGCTACTTACACAGTTACTAACAAGTACCTGATTGACAACTTTGCCGTACTGCAATTACTGACCCCATCGGAAATTGCAGTCGGCAGTTCAATCACGGTCGCTGGAGTTGACGCAACATTCAACGGCACTTACTCGGTGCGCGCATTGCCACAGTATTTGTTTTTGGGCATTGATACACAGGGCGATCTGCTCTACGACTATCAGGTGCCAATTGCCGATCAGGTGCTTTACGCCAAGACCGCAAGCGATGTTGAGCGTGTTGCTGCGTCTGGGACTGTTGCAAATGACCCTGTTTGCACGTGGGTGACGGCCGCGCAGGTCATGTCTTACCTTGGCATCACAATTACAAACCCATCAGACGATTACACGTTGCTGACGCAGTCTGTGTCAGCTGGTAATCAGTTCTGTTTTCGCAGGCGTCAGGAATCGGGCTATATCGACTCTCTAACGACATCTCCAGGCGGTGACGCAACATTGGGCACTTTGATGTATTGCGCCGCTCTGTGGCGCTCTAGGGGCTCAATAGAGGCAACCTACGCCACGTTCGACGGCATGGGCTCGGCACCACAGCAAAGCCTGACCCCGATCGTCAAACAGTTGCTTGGCATTCCTCGTCCAGCGGTTGCCTGATGTCGTACACCGACCTGTTTAACGAAGCGATTGATGACGTCACCGCAACGCTAACCGCGGTCACTTCTTTGCGTGTTGTAAACGACCCAACCAAACTTGCACCTAATTGCGTGTACCTTGACGCGCCAAACTTCACCACGTTTGCTGGCAACGGCAACATCGTGCGCCTTGAGTTCCCGATCAAGGTCATTGGCTCTGGGCCTGCAGGTCTGCCGGTGCTTCGATCAATCTTGAGCATCGTTGCAACCGTGCTTGGCTCGCCAATCATTGTCATGGCTGGCCGTCCGTCAAGCCTTGAAATTGGTGGCGCGTTGTACCCGTGCTATGACCTTGATTGCGCTATCCAAGCCCAAACCGCATAATCCACAACTACCGAATACAAATCATCTACTATCAGATCAGAACTTAAGGAGCAAACATGCCAGCATCAACTTACCTCTCGAACCCAACAGTCAAGATTGGAACCGCAATCGGCACCATTGTTGACATCACCGATCAGGTCAGCGCAGCGACGTTGACTGTGACTGCAGAAGCTCTTGAAGACACCGCATTTGGTCAGACTTCACGCACCATGACTGCAGGTTTGTTCAGCAACTCATTGACCTTGACCGTGTACGCATCGTACGCATCATCAGAGTCGTACGCAGTTCTTGCACCGTTGCTCGGCACCAAGTGCACCGTCAAAGTAAACCCAACAAGCGCTGCTGATTCGGCAACTAATCCAGGCTTTATTTTGACGGATACCTATTTTTCTAGCCTGCCTGTGATCAACGCGTCCTTGGGTGAGCTTAGTGTTTACGAGATCGAGCTCCAAGGGGGCACGTACTCGGTTGACACAACCGCATAATCAACGGCTCCGAGCCGACATAGGAGACACATGAAGATCAAGTTGCAGTTAAAGCGTACCGCCGACAGCGCCCCAGAGTATTACTACACAAACCTGTTTGTGGTTACTGAATGGGAACGGCTTGAACGTCGCAACATTCAACAGCTCTCTGCAAACCCGTTGTACTCGGATTACGCCTGCTGGATGCACACAATTCTTAAGATCAAAGGCGAGCAAGTTGGTGACAACTGGCGCGAATGGTTAAGCAAAAACCCTGACATCGACATTTTGCCGGTACTGGACGAGACAGACCCAAACCCTACGGACGCGGCACCTACCGCCGCCAATTAGCAGAAGTACTGGTCGCGGTCGGTTGGTGGCCTAGCGACATTGCGTTTGACTCACGGGACTTAACAACGGTCATTAAAGTGCTTAACGAGGCAAACAAAAAACGGAGATGACGTGAACCAAGTGTCAACAAAGATTGAGGTCGTAGGGCTAAAAGAAGCCTTGAAGACCCTCAACAAAATTGACAAATCTTTGCGCCGTGAAATCACCAAGGATTACAAGAAGATCGTTCAGCCTGTTATTGACGACGCAAACAAACTTGTGCCCTCGAATGTCCCGCTATCTGGTATGGCGCGCAATTGGAGCACTCGATCAGGCTTCAAGATGTTGCCGTGGGTACCAGGCATGAAGCAGAAGATCGCTGCCAAGATCAACACGCGAAACATCAAGGAATACGGCGGAAACAAGTCAAATGTCGGCACGTTTGCCATTCAATGGCAGGGCGCGACTGGCACGATGTTTGACATGTCTATGGCTGGCGCGTTAGGCCGCGCATTAAGTGAACGCTACGGTGATCGTTCGCGAGTAATGTGGAAAGCGTACGAGCAACGCGAAAACGATGTCATGTCCGAGATGGAGCAGTTGGTGAAGCGCGTCATGAGCGAAGCAAATAGAGAGACTGCATAATGGCAATCAATATCCCGATCATCAGCGAGTTTGACGGCACAGGGGTAAAGAAGGCTGTCAAGCAATTCCAGCAACTTGAGACTGTTGGCGAAAAGGCACAGTTTGCGATTAAGAAGGCGGCGATTCCTGCAGCTGCCGCGCTTGGCGGTTTGGCTATTGCCCTTGGCGATGCCACACGCGCTGCAATGGAAGACCAGCAAGAGCAGGCCGCGTTAGCGCTTACCTTGCAAAATGTGACTGGCGCAGGCGCCGCACAAACCGCGCAGGTTGAGAAACAGATCAGCGCAATGAGTCGAGCGTCTGGCGTTGCCGACACCGAATACCGCAAAGCATTAGAAGCGCTTGTGCGCGGTACAAAAGATGTTGGCATTGCCATGAACGACATGAACCTCGTCATGGATATCAGCACGGCCACCGGCATGGATTCTGCCAGCGTCGCTGACGCGCTTGCCAAGGCATATCAGGGCAACTTTCTT